TCTTGATGACCACAATGAGAGGTATGATTTTTATCACAGGGTGGAAGAGAAGGTTGCATTCGACCTTGATATGTTCAATAAAATCACTAAAGGTGGACTATCAAAGAAAACCCTTAACATTTGTCTTGCTGGCACTGGTGTTGGTAAGTCTTTGTTTATGTGCCATGTGGGTGCTGGTTGTCTAACCCAAGGTAAAAATGTATTATACATAACTATGGAAATGGCAGAAGAGCGTATCGCTGAACGAATTGATGCGAATCTTCTTAACCTAACCATGGATGAACTAAAAGTTATTGACAGGGATATCTACGAGTCTCGTATTGCTAAGATTACGGCTAAGACTAAAGGTAAACTAATTGTCAAAGAATATCCAACTGCTGGTGCTCACTCTGGTCACTTCCGTGCTTTGCTGGAAGAACTAAAATTGAAACGAGAATTCAAACCTGACATTATCTTCATTGACTACCTCAATATTTGTGCGAGTCAAAGAATGAAGCAAGGTGGCTCAATTAACTCTTATACATATATTAAGAGCATTGCAGAAGAACTAAGAGGATTGGCAGTTGAGTATAATGTTCCAATTGTATCAGCCACTCAAACTACTCGATCTGGATTCACAAACTCGGATCCAGGACTTGAAGATACCTCTGAATCTTTTGGTTTGCCAGCGACAGCTGACTTTATGTTTGCTTTGGTCAGCAATGAAGAGTTAGAAGGTTTGAATCAGATTATTGTTAAACAGTTGAAGAATCGCTATAACGATCCAGGATTCTATAAGAGATTTGTTATTGGAGTTGATCGAGCGAAGATGAAACTCTATGATGTAGAAGCATCGGCACAAACGCTAAGTGATTCAGGAAAGCATGATGACGATGAACCAGTATTTGATAAAAGTAATTTTGGTCGTAGACAAAAAGCAGAATCATTCGAAGGATTTAAGTTTTAGGAGAAAGATATGGTAAAGATAATTGTAGCAGATAATAAAATCAATTGTGAGCATCTTATTGGACAGTTTGTGGATGAGAGTCACTATGATCATCTACTTGAAGAAGACTGTGATGTTTACATGCCAGCCAACTGCGATCTAGCAACTCAAGCTGAGTGTGAACAAGAGTGTTCTTCTTGCGACATCGGTGCAGATGAAAGACGAATTGTTTTGAAGTTCCGTAAGAACTACTTCAGTAAAGAACAACAGGATGCAGCGTATGCTGGTCTTCGTGAAGCTGCAACTGAAACTCAGAATCGTGGTGCTGCAGCTGGTCCACGAAATGAGAAATTAGGTAATCGTGAATGGGTTACTGAATATGAATCAGACATCATTGAATACTTCTTGGATCCGAAAGCATCATTGGATGGAGATCCAATTGATATCATCAAAGCCAAGCATGAAGGTAAGACTGATAAACCATCTACACGAAATAATGTTTGGGGTATTCAAGCAGTTAAGAAAGATGGATTCGTTTTCAATGAGTGGGTAGAAAGAGTTCGTAAGTTAGATGCAACTGAAATGATTTCAGAAGCAAGACGAATCGAGAAAGCATATGTTTGCGCAACTACATATGCCAATGGTGTTATGTCTGGTATTGCTGGATGGTTCGATCGTTATCCTCGCATTCCTTATGGTCGTGCGACTTCTTATACTGCGAGAAATCCAGAGAAGTTTGCCATGGCATATCCATTCCTCCAGCAACTTGCTGTAGGTTTCAAAGAGTTACTACCATGGCGATATAACAATCAGATGGAAGCAGCAAAGAAACTAGATTCTGCTTTCTTAGTTCCTGAAACCCCATTCACTACTATCACTGTGAACAAAACATTCCGCACTGCTGCACATAGAGATGCTGGTGATTTGAAAACTGGTTTGAGTAATCTCTTGGTTCTTTCCAACAATGGTAACTACTCTGGTGGTTATTTGATTGCTCCAGAATATCGTGTTGCGGTAAATGTAAGACCAGGAGATTTGTTACTCATTAATAATCATGATGTTATCCATGGTAATACACCAATCGTATTAAACGATGCAACAGCAGAGCGTGTATCATTGGTGTGTTACTTCCGTGAGAAGATGGCTGAGTTGGGATCTAAAGAGTATGAAGATTGTCGTTATGAATTTGTTGAACAACGAAGACTTAACAAAGAACACCCAGATCAAAAGTATGAAGATGGTTCTCAGCGACATCTTTGGAATGGTGTGAGTCCTTCAATGTGGGATTCTCAAGAGTGGTATGAATACCTTGAAAGCAAACTTGGTCGTGAAACTTTAATGAAGTATCATCCAGATGCGCAAGAGGCAAATTCACTTGAAGGATTCTTCTAATGTGTTCAGTGATTGGAGCAATTATTAAAGAACCTCGTGCCGAGGATTTCTTGATGCTGCATCGTGTGTTCCTTGAGTCTAAGATTCGAGGGATGCACGCTACTGGAATCTCCTATGTTAAACATGGAAAGATTATCACTGAGAAGCGACCAGTGCCAGCTGATGAGTTCCCCTTTAACTTCCCAAGTTATGTGAATGAAGATGGAAGTCTTTATCTTATTGGACATTGCAGATATAGTACCAGTGATTTAGAATTTAATCAGCCAATTGGTAGACAAGATCAAGCTATTGTTCATAATGGTGTAATTACTCAAGAGTTACCAGAGAACTGGAAAGAACTTTATGGGTATACTTGCACAACTAAGAATGATAGTGAATTGATATTGCATTCTGATTCACCCTTGGAAGAATTCCCAGATATGTCTATGGGTGTTTGCGAATTAACAAGCGATAAGAAGTTGCTAGTTTATCGCAACGGTAAACGACCATTATACTTGACTTCTATATCAAATGGGTGTATAATTACCTCTACTGCTGATATTCCAAAACGAGCAGAAGTTCCAGGATTCCCAGTTAACATTTTGATGAACCATTATATTACATTTGATGACCAACTTGCAATGACAATTGAAAAAGTGAATATCAAAGATGCGGTGGACTTACAACATGAACTTTGTTAATTCAACAAGAGTTGAAGAGTTAATTAAAACAAGCCCAGCTGGTAAGAACACCAAGTTCTTATCGGCTGCACATTCATTGTGGTATCGCTTTCATAACTACGACAAAGCACCACCAATGGCTTATGAAGTTAATGGTGAAGTCGTTTCGCTAATCTTTGCCACATTCAATCGTGATGGTTATAGTAATCTTTATGAGATTGTTACACTTGAAGGAAACGAAGGCAAGGGATATGCATCGAAGTGTTGGGATGCATGGATTGATTATGCAGTTAAGGAAAGAAAGATGACTCGACTAAAAATGTCTTGCACTCCTTCTTCAGTTACATGGCTCTACAAGAATGGTTTGATTTGGTGGGCAGTTGATCCAACAGGTTCACTTCGTTCAGACCAACCATTGTTTCCAACAAGAACAGAACAGATTGCTTATCGTGACTTTGCCATTGTCAATCCATTACAAGCATTACCACCATACAAAGCCAGAGACCAATTCCGTACTGAAGGTTTGGAATCATACAAATGGGGCGAGAAGAAGAAAGCAAAGAGCCAAGCAGCAATTAATGCAGTTGGTAAGGCATGGTTAAGAGAAGCATTGATGGAACAACCATCACTTGAAGAATTTTTGGTATAATGGATTATAGACTAGAACAAAATCGTAGAGAAGCGTTCATTCGCTGGTATGCATGGTCATTGAAGTATGATGATTGCGACCCAGCAGTATGGGCTACTAATTATATAAACAAACGCTACGAACATAACGATGAGCAGAAGTTGTGGTTATGTTGGTTGTATGGTAATACGTATCAACTTCCAACTGCTTGGGTGTTGATGAACGAGTTCCCTGACTTTGAACTTGCCACTGTTGATAGAACTACTCAGTGGAATACAACTAACTACAAAAGATTACGTTATCAAACTGACACAAAGTGGAACAAGGGACATTTGCCTACCATGTTCGAATCATATCAAAAGTATATTGGCAATCAAACTCAACGAGAAAAGATAGAGTCATTATATGGAAACACTGAGAAGGACAACTTTAATAACTTGTGGACAAGCGTTAAAACTAGCCTTCATAAGTTTGGTCGTTACAGTACTTGGTTTTATCTTCAGCATCTTAAGCATACCGCTGGTGTTCGGATCGATCCTACTTCTCTCATGTTGGACGATTATGATGGCTCTCGCTCTCATCGTAATGGATTACTTTATGCCCTCGGACAAGAAAACAGTGTGGATAGAAAACTCACTGCAGTGGAGTATGCTAACCTTGAGTCACAAGCCAAGGACATTCTTACAGAGACGCAAACAAGATTTCCAGAACTCGCATCGTCTATAGATTACTTTACGATGGAAACTTGCTTATGTTCTTTCAAGAAGATATTCAGAAACAGTCATGGAAGATATCTTGGATACTATCTTGACAGACAAGCTGAAGAAATTACCAAAGCTGAAAGTGATGGTTGGTATGGTATTGATTGGAATGTTTTATGGCAGTCAAGAGAAGAAACCATTGACTTGCGATTAGACCATAGACATGGTATTGATAAAGAGAAATTCACTTCATTCCTTAACACTGGTAAAATGCAGAATATGGAATGGATGTTTAATGATGAAGAACCTATATTAAATGGATTGGAGATGTTTACATGAGTACGATAATTGGCACAGGTATACCTGAGGGATTAACAACTGGTAGTGTTACCATATCAACTACTGGTGCAACATATGGAACTGTTTCATCTAGTAGTCTAGGATTCGGTGGATTCGATATGGAAGACTTTCTCGATACACATTCGTTTAATAAGATTACAGTTGAACATAAAGTTGCAGAGTTTGAGTTAGCCAAACTAAAAGAAACTGTTCCAACCTATGCAGATGAGA